TATCTAAGTTCACACAATCATATCCTCTAGAAATGTATCTTGAAAACGTTGAAGGATTTGAAGGTGAAGGAGATATATTTTCTAAGTTTGGTATTGAGATAAGAGATTCTGCAACATTTGTTTTAGCCAAGAAACGATGGGAAGATTTAGTAGACACTTCTGGTGGTACTTTTCAGTTAGAAGCAAGACCTGCAGAAGGAGACTTGCTGTATTTTGCTAAGACAGGATCACTATTTGAAATTAAATTTGTAGAGTTTCAAAATCCATTTTACCAACTAGGAAAGATATACGTATTTAGATTGCAGTGTGAGTTGTTCGAATACAGTTCAGAAGCACTTGATACGGGCAATACTGATATAGATATTATTGAAGATAATAATTCACTAGATACATTCTTGTATCAGTTGAAGACTGAGACTGGTGATAATCTATTAACAGAAACCCGAGATGCACTTATCAAAGAAGATTACGCAACAAATAAGACCAATGCAAACACAGATAATGCAGACTTTATGAACTTCAGTGATATACTAGACTTCACTGAAGTAAATCCATTTGGTGAGGTAGGCTAATGTTTAAAGATAAACAATTTTATCACTCGACTACAAAGAAAGCTATTATTGCATTTGGTACAATCTTTAGTAACATACAGGTTGAAAGAAAAAACTCTGCTGGTGAAATAGCACAGTCATTAAGAGTACCTCTTGCGTACTCACCAAAACAAAAATTTCTGTCTAGAATAGCGGCTATTCCAGATGTTGAATCTAGGGGTGAAGTTGCAATAACATTACCTAGAATGGGATTTGAGATTACTGGTATCGCATACGATCCTAATAGAAAGATTTCTCCAATCAATAAGAATGTTGCATTGCATACAGACAGCACTCTTACTGCTAGAACTAGTTTTGTATCGACCCCATACGATTTAAATATAACTCTGTATTCTTTTGCAAAGAATCAAGAAGATGCTTTACAAATTGCAGAACAGATAATGCCACATTTTAATCCAGACTTTAATGTAACTGTAAATGATTTACCTGAAATGGGTATTAAAAGAGATATTAAAATTATATTGGACAGCATTACATACGAAGATCAATACGAAGGTTCGTATTCAGGTGATAGACAAAGTATTATATGGTCTTTTAATTTTACCATGAAATTAAATTACTATGGCTTTGTAGGTACACAAGGAATGATTCGCAAAGTTATTGCGTCTACTTGGCAAAATCCTGAACTATTGGGTGAATATGTAAAACAAACTTATTCTGTAGAAAATGTTAAAGCAACAGCAACCGCAACGATTTCAGGTGATGCAGTGAATGCTGTTAATTTGGTATATAGTGGTGATAAATATACTTACGCACCAAATGTTACATTCTCAACTGGCAATGCCAGGGCTGAAGCCGTATTAGGAACAGATGGTAAAATTGAATCTATAACAGTAACTAATGGTGGTTCTGGTTATAGTACTGCTCCCACAGTAGATATTGAAGCACCAGAAGGATATCAAGAATTCCCTGGACCAGCAGATGCATATAGATTTGTGGAAGAGTTTGAACAGGAATTTAAATAATGGTAAACAAAGTATTCGATGCTCTGGATAAAACTTTTCAAGTTACCCAGACTAAAACAGATGAACCAAAAACTCCTGCTATTATTACAGACTCAGAAGATAGTGTTGAGGGTGACTTTGAAGAAGCCAGACAGGCACTTAAAAGATCGATGTCTTATAATGAAGAAGCTATACAAGGTATTTTAGGTATAGCACAGAACAGTGACAATCCTAGGGCATTTGAAGTTGCGGGTCAACTTATCAAATCAATGGCTGAGGGTGCTAAAGATATCATGGAAGTACAAGAAAAGAAACAAAAAATTGACAAAGTAAATGGTAACATTGATGCTAGTAATGTTACTAATAATAATCTTTTTGTTGGCAGTACTTCTGATCTTCTTAAAATGATTAATAAACAGCAAGAGAAAGCGGTAGAGAATGACGCAGATTGAAACCTCATATCACGGCAATCCAAATCTAAAGCCGGTAGGGTATCAACATGATTTTACTCAAGAACAAATTGAAGAGTATTTGAAATGTAAAGATGATGTGATTTATTTCATCGAAACTTACTGTCAGATAGTAACTTTGGACCAAGGCTTACAGCCATTTAAACTTTACGATTGTCAAAAAAGAAAAGTAGAGTTTATCATGAAAGAGCGCAAAGCTATTCTCATGGAAGGCAGACAGCAAGGTAAAACAATTACAGCCGCAGCCTGTATATTACATTATAGTATATTTAATGATAGTAAAACAATTGCTATCATGGCAAACAAGACCGCGGCTGCCCGAGAAGTTCTATCTCGTTATCAAATTATGTATGAACATCTACCTATATGGATGCAACAGGGTGTTAAGACTTGGAATAAAGGTAACGTAGATTTAGAGAATGGTTCAGTAGTATTTACTGCCGCCACAACAGCTTCTGGTATTCGTGGTAAATCTGTAAACTGGTTGTACATTGATGAGGCTGCCATTATACCAAACAATGTAGCAGATGAATTTTTTACTTCAGTCTATCCTACTATTTCTGCTGGTGAAACTACAAAGATTCTACTCACTTCTACCCCACTTGGATACAATCACTTCTGGAAATTCTGGAATGAATCTAAGAAAGGATTAAATGGATTTGAGAGTATGTTTATACCATATGCAGAGATACCAGGAAGAGATGAGCAATGGGCAGAAGAACAATTTAAACTACTGGGAGAATTGAAGTTTAATCAAGAAGTTTTATGTGATTTTCTTGGTTCATCTAACACATTAATAAGTGGTAAAGCATTAGGAATGATGTCTTCATATGATCCAATCTACACAAAAGATGGGTTAGATATATATGAAGAACCAAAAGAAAATAAATACTATGTTGTAGTAGTGGACACCTCTAGAGGTATTGGTGGAGACTATTCCGCATTTACATTATTAGATATAACAGAAATGCCTTTTAAGGTAGTGGGTAAGTATAGAAATAATAAAATTTCACCCCTACTTTATCCAAATATTATTGGTAAAGTTGCGTCTGATTACAACAATGCATATGTTTTGATAGAAACAAATGATATTGGACAGCAAGTATCAGATATACTTCACCAAGAATTAGAATATGAAAATATATTTAGTACAGTTTCCGAGAATAACAAACAATATGTTTCTCCTGGATTCGGCAAGAAAAGTACTTTAGGCGTAAGAACATCAAAAGCAGTAAAACGACAAGGATGTTTTGCACTAAAAGCACTCATTGAAGAGCAAAAGTTATTACTTTTTGATGCTGACTGTATTAGTGAGATGTCTACTTTTGTAGAAAAAAGTGGTACCTTTGTAGCCGATGAAGGGTATAACGATGATTTAGCCATGACCTTGGTGTTATTTGCATGGCTCAGTACGAATACATTTTTTAAAGACTTAACTAACGTTGATATGAGAGACAATCTTTACAACTCTGAAATGAGAACAATAGAAAAAGATTTAACTCCATTCGGTATTATCGATGATGGTCAGAAAGAAGAAGTATTTATAGCAAGTGGTGATGTATGGATGTGGGCAGACGAGAAAGAGAAATATGGATTATTATAAATAATTCAAGGAACATTATACGATAACCGTAATTTAACATCGAGGAGAATAACATGGCTTTTCAGCTATCACCAGGAGTTCAGGTCAGAGAACAAGACTTGACTAATGTTGTTCCCGCAGTTGCAACCACAATTGGTGCGATTGTAGGAGACTTTAGTTGGGGTCCTGCCCATCAGATACAAAACGTAGACTCTGAAAATAATTTAGTAAGTTTGTTTGGGAAACCAACAACAAGTAATTTCTTAGATTTCATGACTGCTTCTTCATTTTTGGCATATGGATCTAATTGTTTAACAGTAAGAGAAGTCGGAAGTGCCGCAAGAAATGCCACTGCTGATGGTGCTGGTATCTTAATTAAAAATAGAGATACGTATGAAGCATCATATGGAAATAATGAAGCTAGTGTAGGAGTTTGGGCAGCCAAATATCCTGGTACATTAGGCAACTCACTTAAAGTCTCAATGGCAGATTTAACATCTTTTACAGCCACTTCAGTTGCAAGCATTGCAGTTACAGCAGGTGGATCAGGATTTACTTCAGCGCCAACTGTTACCATTGCAAACCCAGACACCGGTAGTACGATTGCAACAGCAACCGCAACAATTTCTGGTGATGCAGTCAATGCAATTGTAGTTGTTTTTGGTGGAGTAGGATATACTTCAGCACCAACTGTTACGATTTCTGGTGGTGGAGGTACTGGTGCAACAGCAACAGCAACCCTATCTACTGCTTGGACTTATGCTGGTCAGTTTGATAGTACACCAATTACTACCTCATGGGGTGCTAATGCAGGAACTTCAGTTGACGAACTTCACATCATCGTAGTCGATGAAGATGGTGCTATTACTGGTATTGCAGGAACTATTCTTGAAAAATTCCCAGGAGTATCTAAAGCATCTGACGCTAAAGATGATGTTAACCAGTCTAACTATTGGAAAAATGTTGTTAACCAAAGATCAAAGTATGTTTGGGTAATGGATAATCCAACTGGTGCTTCAGATTGGGGTACAACTGGTGCTGGTAATGTTGGATTTGATACATTAACTACCGCTGACGAGACTTCACTTGCTGGTGCAGTAGATGCTGGCCCTGCTAGTGCTGACTTACAATCTGGTTATCTAATGTTTGATAACGATGAGTTGCTTGATGTTTCATTAATCATGACATCCGCACACGCACTCACAGTAGCAGATTATATAATCGATAATGTTGCAGAAGTTAGAAAAGACTGTATGGTATTTGTTTCACCTGAAAGAGATTCAGTTGTAAACAATTCTGGATCAGAAGTAACTGCAATTGTCACTGACAGAGGTTCTTTAACTAGAAGTTCATTCGCAGTGATGGATAGTGGTTGGAAATATATGTACGACAAGTACAACGATCAGTATGTCTATGTACCTCTAAATGGTGACGTAGCTGGTGCTTGTGTTGTCGCAGATAATCAAAACGATCCTTGGTTCTCACCTGCTGGTTATAATCGCGGTGTAATCAAGAATGCTGTTAAACTCGCATTCTCTCCTAAAAAGACTGAAAGAGATGAATTGTATCGTCAAGGTATCAACCCAGTTGTTGGATTCCCTGGTAACGGCATCGTTCTCTTCGGAGATAAAACTTTGTTAGACAAGCCTTCTGCATTTAATAGAATTAATGTACGTAGATTGTTTATTGTCCTAGAAAAGGCAGTAGCAACAGCCGCTAAGTTCCAACTCTTTGACTTTAATGACGCTTTCACAAGAGCGCAATTTAGGTCACTAGTAGAACCGTTCTTGCGTGATGTACAAGGCAGAAGAGGTATCTATGACTTCAGAGTAGTTTGTGACGAAACAAACAATACTGCTGAGACAATAGATTCAAATGAATTCAGAGCAGATATCTTTGTCAAGCCTGCAAAGTCTATCAACTTTATTACGTTGACCTTTGTCGCTACTCGTACAGGTATCTCTTTTGAAGAACTTGGTGCCTAACCCATTATAAATAATCATATTCAACTAGGAGATAAATTAAATGAATATTGAAGAATTTAAAGCGAGGCTAGGCGCTGGTGGAGCTAGACCAAACCAGTTTCGGGTTTCTCTTGCTTTTCCAAGCTACGTACCAGGAGTTGATCCATCGTATAGCTTACTGGTAACAGGCGCCGCACTGCCCGCATCAAACGTAAACCCCGCGATCATTCAGTATAGAGGTCGTGAAATTAAAATGGCTGGTGAAAGAATCTTTGATCCATGGACAATTACAGTTGTTAATGATTCAAACTTCTCTTTACGTAAACCATTCGAAACATGGATGAACGGTCTTAATGATCGTGAAACAAACGAAGGTGTACTTACTCCAAGAGACTATCAGTCTGACTTGGTTGTTGAGCATCTTG